CAGCAATTTATCATTCACAAAGCTACATGGGGCCTAAATTATTGGGATCCGAATTCAAGCAGCGAATCGATTGAAAAACGCAGGAAACGGATCATGGATATACTCGCGAGCCAGACGTTTCGGAATGAGCGAATTAAGGTGCTGATTGGATACGGCTGCGAGATCACCGAACAATTCAATGATTTCCTAGTGGATATTTTAATTACCGAAGTCCGCGGTGAACCGGAAAAAATTGGAGAGATCCTAGATAAACTGGACAAGTATTTTCCATCCCACGCCGACTTTCAATTGAGGTATAGCTACTTGCCTTGGAACGAGTTAGACGAGGCAAATCTTACATGGGATCAGCTAGAAGCATACACATGGAACCAACTTGAAACCACATTTTTGAAGTAGGAGAGTGGGAACATGGCAGTCAACAAAACACCGAATTTAGGATTACATGATTGGCTTGGAACAGAATACGTTAAGCGGGAAGAAATCGTCGAGAACTTTCGCAAAATCGATAATGAATTCGGAGAAAGCGGGAGAGTGGGGAATTTATCGAATGAAATTGGAATTTTATTCGATAAAACTGTCGATATGCCTAACAATATCCTTCTTTATGGAGGAAGTTATGACGGAGTAACACCGAACGATGCTGCTTTTAATGCAGCAAAAATGGTGAATAGAAAAAGTGATTATTATGGATTAGTTTATTTTCCTAATAACGAAGTAGGTAACGCTGTTTATTATTTTGAAAATACACCGTTTTTAGATAAAACGATGATTGTTGCTGATAAAGGGGTTAAATTGAGTTTCCCATCAACAAACGGTGTAAGTTTTAAGAAGGTTATTTTTTTGAGTGATGTCACAATCATAAGCCGTGACCGGAACAACGAAGCGGTACAGTATGCGAATAATTTCCCTAAATCTCTATATGCAACATTGTCTGAAAATCCTATTGAGGTTGGCTTAAAAAGACCGAAATTTAAAGACGGTACAAATCTTACTTTCAAAAATTATTTTTCAGATGGTTCGCCTACGACAGCGGGTAATGTGACGTATTACGATGCAACTTTAAAAGACACGTTTAAAAGTAACGATACATCTTCACCTACGAATTTAGGGAAATTTTTAATAACCGAAACAGATGCCACAGTCGGATATATTTATAACTGTGCTTTCAAAACTCTTAACCCTGAAACAAATCCTGATGTTAGAGTAGGGGTTTTGTGTAGTAAAGACAATGACCACTTTATCTTTTACAGCTTAGATATAGATAAAAAATTATATACAGGAATTAGAAATGCCGGATGGACAGAAACGGTAAACACCAAATACCAAAACATATTTACCGATGCATACAGCATTAAAGATAACGTCCTAATGAGTGTTCGAGTCACTAAGTTAGATGTTTTAGAATTTTATGTGAACGGAGTTTTAGTAGATACCGTCACCTTACCTTTTGAGATTTCTAAAGTAGGATTTGGAATAAATTTTGTTAATGCCACAGGTAGCGGAGTGTGGAATATTTACTGGGGAAAAATCACTTATGGTGAAGCATTAAAAAATAATGTTGGAAATCCGTTAAATGTTGTCGTTTTCGGTGATAGCATAACATTTGGTGAAGGTTCAATAAGTTGGGCAGAATACCTACCGACTTTCTTAGAAGGGCAAAGAGGAATAAATAAGGTTACAATCACCAATAAAGCAGTAAGCGGTGAGCGTTCTGACCAACAATTAACCCGTATGCAATCTACGGATTTAACACCTTATGATATGGTGTTAATTCTCATTGGCACAAACGATATTCAACAAGGTATATCAGTAAACACATTTTCATCAAACGTACAAGCTATGATTGATTTAGCGAAATCAAACGGAAGGAAAGTCGTCATCGGTATTCCGCCGATGTGGATTAGCCAAAGTTTAACAGGGCAAGGTTTCGCTAGTGCTAACTATGATAAAGGTTCACTTTATCGTGCGGAGTTAATGAAATTAGCAGCAATTAATAATTGCTTTTTAGCGGATACTTTAAGTGAAATTGGCCGCATAGGCGTAGATAATCACTTATCAGTATTGCGCGACAATTTACATCCTAATACGTTTGGTGAAATCTTACTTGCTAGATGTTTTGCAAGAAGTATCATTTCCGCTTTAACAAATGACGTTAATAATGTGAATACATCGTCAACAACATCAAGTGTAACTTATTACACTCCTACGCTTGAAAACGGTTGGGTTAATTTTGGATCAGGCTATGCAGATGCTAGGGTGGTGAGAGAAGGTAACACAGTAAGAATTGAAGGAATTATAAAAGGCGGAACTTATCAAGGCGTTCCGAATATACGGTTGTTTCAGCTACCGCCAAATTTACGACCTATGAAAAATCATATCTTTATGTGTCAATATAGTGGAGGTACATGGGCGGCTCAAGTTAGCACAAATGGAGATGTAATAATTTCCGTAAACCCTTCAACTGCTCCATCTTGGATGAGTTTATCGGGTATAACGTTTAGGGTAGATTAAACTTAATAAAAAATTGAATCTTGGCTATTTACTAAAATTATCCTATTTTTTATAATATATTAAAAACACAAAAGGTAGGATAATGGTAATGAGTAAAATGAAGTTATTGATTGTATTTTCCTTGTTTTTAAATATTCTTTTTATATCCGGTGGGGCTTTTTTAGTACACAAAAAGGGCGGTATATCTTATATAAAAAGCAAGATTACCACTACAGCTGCCACCGAGAAAAAAAGTTATGAAACTCCATACTACACAGATAAAGTGACGTTATTTGAACTTGAAGATTTTAAAAAGAATAAAACCGTTGTCTTTTTGGGGGATAGTTTAATTGATTATTGTGAATGGAATGAACTTCTTCAAAGAAACGATATTGCTAATCGAGGTATTGCTGGGGATACTACCGAGGGATTATTGAATCGATTATCGTCCTTAAAAGAATTAAATCCGTCCAAAATTTTTATTCTAATTGGAATAAACGACATACAACAGAATGTAGAAAAAAGTAAAATAGTAAATAATTATAAGCAAATAATAAAGGAAATTAAGCGGTCTTTACCAAATACGGAAATCTACATTGAAAGCATTTTATATGTAAATCCAAACAAATATAGCAAAATTTTTCTAAAAAATGGCAGAAAAATCAACGATATAGTCAAAAAAGTTAATGCAGAGTTAAGGAATTTAGCGAAGAGGGAGTCAGTTAACTACCTAGATATTGCATCAATAGTCACAAAAAATGATGAGTTAGATAAAAAATATACTACAGATGGACTGCATCTAAATGGAGTAGGTTATTCTAAAATAAAAGAGGTATTGAATGAACAGATTTCCAAGTAAAAAATATGTTTGTGCAAAAGAGTAGGATTTTGTCCTGCTCTTTTTCTCTATAAAATGACGCTTTTATCCAAAGGATAGGGGGCTATTTTACATCCTCTATCCTTTTTCTATTCTCGTGAAAGGGGTGAACCTATACCCATAGTTACTACTTAAAGGCGTAATAGGACGATACTGTGCAATAAACGCCGGGGAGGCGTATTTTTTATGCTTAGAGAGGGGAATAAAATGTGAAACAATCAACCGATACACTATGGACAGCAATCACAGGCGGCGCATCCATCACATTAGCCTATCTGTTAGGCGGTCTCGATAATCTCGTGGCCGCATTTGCTATTTTCATGGTTTGTGACTATATCACAGGCATTATTGCCGGCGCAAAAGACAAACAAGTGAGTTCCCGACGAGCGCTGAAAGGGCTAGGCAAAAAAGCTGGCATGATCACATTCGTCATTGTCGCGAATCAGTTGGACATCATCACTGGCAACCAAAACGGATTTTTGCGTGATGCGATGCTGACGTTCTTGATTGCGACAGAAGGAATCTCTATCATTGAGAACTTGGACCGTCTAGGGCTAAAAGCACCGTCGTTTTTGGCTAAAGTTTTAGAACAAATCTCGGAAAAAGGAGAGGGGAAATAATGTTTAAAATTGCAATTGATGCTGGACACGGATATAACACACCAGGAAAAAGAACACCAGACGGAAGTATGCGTGAATGGGAATTTAATAGCGCAGTAGCAACCCTAGTACAAGATGAACTGCAGAACTATGAAGGGGTTGAAACATTGCGTGTGGATGATCCGACCGGAAAAACCGATGTACCACTAAAAACGCGAACGGATAAAGCGAACGCTTGGAAAGCTGATGTATATGTTTCGATTCATGCCAACGCAGCCGGTTCCGGCTGGAACAGTGCAGAGGGGATCGAAACGTATGTGTATACGTCAAAACCAAAAGAGGCGATGACGCTAGCGGCGAACGTGCAGAATCGTCTCATTCGGGAAACGGGGTGAAAAAACCAAGGGGTAAAAACAGCTGACTTCCATGTGCTGCGCGAAACGCACATGACCGCCATCTTGGTCGAGTGTGGGTTCATGACAAATAAGGAAGAAGCGACACTTTTGAAATCTGACTCGTATCGAAAGAAAGTAGCGACAGCGATTGTTGCTGGGATTGCCGAGACATACAATTTAAAGATAAAAACCAAGCCTGCGCCGGCCTCCTCATCAGCTGCTAAAAAATCAGATAAACTCTACCGCGTGCAAGTCGGAGCGTTTGCCAATCTCGAAAACGCCGAGCAACTGGCGGAGGAACTGAAGAAAAAAGGGTATCCGGTAATCATTATTTGAGCAAAGAAAGGGCTGTCCTTGCATTGGTATGCAACCAACTGTTTAGGACAGCCTCATTAGACAGACGTATACTCTTTGTAAAGCATTTCTTTTGTTTTATTAATATTGTACTCTTGGAGTTTTTTCTCATATCTAATCTTTTCCTCAAGATTATCCAGTGTCTTCATAATATCCTCGTATTTTTCTCGACTCAATTGTTTCTGTTCCAGAGCTTTACGCGCGGCAATCCTTTGTAAAAAAATCAAACTGTAATTTTGCATAGTTCTCCCCCTTTCATTTATATAATTACGACAGATACGGCTGTTTTTCCTCTATTTTTTGTGATGCAGTTATCCGTGAAACTTCATCTAATATTCCCTCTATGATGGAGGAATACAATTCCCCAATCAAAACAGCGTTGTCATCCATTGGTTCCTTAGCATCTATTGTTAATACTCCCCAAGAGTTCACAGGAACACAGATCAAGGATTTATATGAAGACGGGGTTTCGGAAGGACTCCAATCAGAATCAGACTCGACATTATCAATTTTTATAGTTCGCTTTTTACGATATGCCCGCCCGGCGATTGATTCATGTATACCAAGAGTCCTGTTTCCAATATAACTGTGTGGAAATCCTGCGCTTGCATGCGCTAAATATAGTACTCCGCTTTTCACATCTTCAAACCATAAACCACAACGATGGCGCTCTCCACCATTTGATTTTACATCACTAGCGAGGGCTTCTATAATTCTTTGGATTAGAAAATTTGCCTCTTCAGCTTGGGGATTAGTTGTATTTCTAAGCTCATTTAGTGAGTTGATAAAAAGTCTGGCATTTTGTACTACTGTGGCAAGCTGAGAAGCAGTATTTTCATATGTATTAATCATATCCTTTTGATCACTAACTTGTTTTTGTAATGAGATTAATGTGTTCTCTTTATTTACAGAATCGGCTAATCGCTTGGCGCCTATAAAAGCCCACCCACCAATTATGATCAGTATTGCAAGTAATATAAGAGAGGACACATTAAAAAACCAATCAGGCTGTTTTTCTACTATGATTTTTAATATATCTGTCATATCCACCTCTCCATTTCAACTTTTAGAGGGCTGATGGATATTGTCTTTTTAGGGGCCTATTCACTTTCACTTAGAGTAGCATCCTTTTTTACCCATATTTCCTCAACCGGCCTCTTTAGTTCTGTGCAGATCGCATAAGCCACATCGAACGACGGGAGTTGCTTATCATTCACAATAGCACTTAGCGTTCCAGGGCTAATATTGATCCTCTTAGCAAATTCTCCGTGTCTAATTCCTTCTTCAGCCAAAATCACCTTTAATCTGCATTTATACCCTGTCTGGCTCATCGAATCCCCTCCGGTTTTTCATTTCGCCATGAAGTCGTTCCGATCCTCCCGCAAAGGATAAGCTTTATCAAAATTTTTTTCGATGGACAAGATAAAAGGACAATCAGGGCCACATAGGCTAATAACACGAAAGCCCCACAGTAGCAAAACTGCCCCTACACTGTATTAGACGTCCTAGCACCACTCTCTCAACATGATTCTGAAAGTGTTGCACGTTCGTTCCGAACACTTTTCCTACACTTTTTCTCTAGCGCACTTGTACAGGCAGAAAGATTTATGCGACAAGGAAGCCAGCGCGTGTTAAGGAGTGAAGCGACGAGGCGGAAAGAAGGGGGAGCGCGATGGGGGGGAGAAAACCACAAACACAGGAGGTGAGAGGCAGTGTTTTTCAAACGTCAGACAGAAATCATCCCGTTTCGAGAATTCATGGCTGGGAAACAGATGGCTGGAAAACAGACAAAGGCAGATGAAGTTGTCTCGGCATTGTTCCCGGTCATTACTCCGCATCATCTATTTCCTGTTCAGGATGCTGACTTTGCCTTGCTCATGACAGGAGTCGGTGCGATTACGTTCGCAGCGTTTATAGAGCAGGGATTAGTCATGATGGGAATGGCTGATGTGGCTGAAAAAGTCGCAGGTTTTGGTCGTATCGTATTCCCGGTAGTTGTTTATGGGGCGGTGTTATGGTTATTTTTCGGTTTGGGAGGTCTATAAACGTGAGGAAGTGGCTACAGAAACAACGCGCAAAATCCCAACTACGGAAAGCGTTCCAGGCGGCTGGATTGTATGTGGCGTATAAAAGCGGTGATAAGGAAATGAAAGTATTTCCAAAGGTCCATAGCGTTAGGATCGGAGATGATCAGACGGAATATGTGTTCACTCTTATCAATGGAATGGACCCGAAGGAAGTAAAGAAAAAGGAATACGTGTTCCAGCAAGTCTTTGGTCGAAATACAGAAGTCAAAGGCGATTTAAAAAAGTTTGTATTGACGGTTCACAAAAACGGGTTGCCGAAAAAAGTGAAATATCGTTATTCGGAAATATATCCGCTAATAAAAGGGCTTTTACTACCGATTGTTTGTGGAAAGGATAGGCATGGTAAATGGCTCGTTTACGATGCTGTTAATAATCCCAATTGTTTGCTGTTTGGGCAGCCCGGTTCTGGCAAGAGTTCTATGCTTCACAATATTCTTGTGACGCTGATCCAATACTATACTGCCGACGAGCTTCATCTGTATTTAGGGGATTTGAAAATGTCGGAGTTCGGGATATACGAAGGAGTTGATCATGTTAAAAGTCTTTGCTTTCAAGCGAATGAACTTGGTCCAGCACTTGAATATCTCAAAAAGAAAGAACTCAAAAAGCGTGGGGAACTGTTAAAGAAATATCGTGTCCGACATATTAGCAAAGTACCGAAAAGTGAACGTCCGCCTTTTATCGTTGTGTGTGTTGATGAATTTGTGATGATTAAAGACGATGAAATAATGACGAACTTACTGCAAATTGCATCACTGGGTCGTGCTTGCGGAATTTTCGTTATCTTATCAATGCAACGCCCTTCACATACGATTCTAAACACGGATGTTAGAGCAGTCTTATCTGTCCGCATGGGCTTTCGTACAGTTGATTTACGCAATGCAATGATCGGCGAAACGCCTGGCAGCGAAAAGATCAGCCTTGATACTCCAGGTAGGTTCTTGCTGCGCTTAGACGACTTGATTGAATTACAGGCTCCACACGTTACGGAAGACATAGCCGAAAAGATACTCAAAAAATACAAATCTGATGGTTGGAAAAATCATTCGTTCATTGTTACGCAGGTGCTTGAAAATAAAATGCAGGGCAGTGAAGAGGAGTTAGAGCGGGACAAAATTTTAGGGGTGTTGGACGATGCTGACAAAGCGAGATAAAGCCATTATCGCCGATTTAAGGCGATTTCGCGTGATGAGCCGAGACGACATCGCCGATATCCATTTTCGAGGATTGAAACGGCCACAAGAAAGCGCCAATAATGTCCTATTGCGGCTGGTTCGCGACGGGCATATACAGCGATCCACGGCATTTGTTCCGTACGTATATTTTTGCGCTGACAGCAACATCAAAAAGAATTCGCAAAAAATCCCGCACTACCTCGAGATTGTCAAGGTGTACAGGGAAATTATTTCAATCGGATCGGTCGAACAGTTTAGCGTCGAGCCGAAATATCGGAAGGGGCTGGCAGAACCCGACGCATTTTTTATCTATCAACGGACACCATTTTTCCTTGAGTGTCAACGAACTGTTTACAGTGAAAAGGTGATTGAAGAAAAGTTGAATCGTTATTTAGCGTTGTATGAAAGTGGTCTTATCGCTGAGGAATCATGGCAACCAGCCGGAAAGGTGATTTTTCCATACATCTTCATCGTCTCAGATACAAGATATGCCCTAAATCGGCAATATCCTTTCCGAGTGTTCCAGGCTCCGTCGTTCACAAGTTTTCTACGTTCATTGAAACATCCGCAACAGTCGCAGACGTCCTACTCTGACATAAAAGTAGCCGGCGCGCGATTGAAACTCCGGGATCAATGAGGAGGGGAAACTGTGATGGATAAATTAATAGTAAAACTGCTTGTTCTACATGCTTTTATAGCCGATCAGAGAAATGAATATGCTAAAATGGAAACAGAAGACGTTGTGGAACAGGCCTTTGCTGAGGGAATCGTCGCAGCGTGCGAGTTTTTTGAAGAGGCCTTGGAGCATATGATGGATTATAGATAGCATGGTCGATGTGTATAGCGTGTATAGTTGTATC